TACTTAAAATAAAAAATATGAAGATACCTAAAATAACAAAACCATGGAGTAATGAAATGTATGAATATAATGATTACGTTGCTGAATTCATGAAGATGGAAATTGAAACTAAGATTAACGAAGCTGAAAACAATGATGATTGGGATACTCTAAACGAACTAATGACTTTGTGTGGTGGTATTAAATATGGTGATGGTTACACAATTGGTGAACTATGGGAAGATTGTTTAAAAGAGTTACAGAACGTTCAGAACTATTGGTTACATGAAGAATTCCCATATGCTGTATCAAAAGGATGGGTTGATGATGTTGAATTAAAATTCGTTGGATATGACAAATAGTTGGTATTATACAGAGATGGGTTCTCGTAATAAAAAGACTGGTAAGTTATCTTACTACCAAGTAAAAGTAACTGATTATAGAATTGATGATTGTAATTGTAAGGCAAGAGAATTTCGTTCTTATTCACCTTGTAAACACATGAAAAGATTACACGAAAAATTAACACACTTAAGTATATAAAATGCCAGAAATATCCGAAGTACGACTTACATCTGAGTGGATTACTCAAAAAAATAAAAGGAGAACAATTACAGAAGTAGAATATCTTTCCTCTAATAAACTAAAAATGGTAGAGGAAATTGATGTAATAGGAAAAACTTTATCCGCAACTAGTAGAGGAAAAGAATTAAGACTTGAATTCGATTTTGAACCAGTTGTTATTACATTAGGTATGAGTGGTGGATTTAAAAACTACAAAGAACGAAGTGATGATTCAGATAAACATTGGAAACATTCTCATATCAGATTTAAGATGTCAGATGGTGATTGGTTTACTTGGTCTGATATTCGTAGATTTGGTAAATCACTTGGTGATACTTGGGGAACGAAACGAGGACCAGATATTTTTGATGAAGAAGAAGAATTTAGAAAGAACATTGTAAATAATATAGAACATAGAGATTTTAATAAACCTGCACATGAAGTTTTAATGAACCAACAATGGTTTAATGGAATTGGAAACTATCTTAGAGCAGAGATTCTTGGTAAGTGGGATGTAAATCCTTTTCAACCAATGAGAAATATTATAAATACACCATTTTTAGACCATTTAATAGAACAAGTACATTGGTCATATCGATTAGGTGGTGGACAATTATATACTTGGATGAATGAAAATGAATCTGCAATTGATTCCAATTTAACTTGGAATGATTGGATGCAATTTTATGGTAAACAAGAATCAATGAAAGATAAACAAAAAAGAACCTTTTGGTTTAATAAAAAATATTCAAAAAATTTGGATATAACAAAATAATTTTGTATATTAGTAGCTCAAATGTGAAAGTTTTACATTAATTACTCCAAATTTAAAAAAAAATACAAATAAATTTGGAATTGTAAAAATAATTTCGTATATTTGTATAAATAAATTAAGAAAATTGAGATTTAACAATCTAAACGCCCTAGCAGAAGCAAAGTACGCAACGGCCGTAGGAAAGTTGGACAACCCTACACAACAGAAGGTCCAGTCATTTATTAACGAACAAATCGAAATCGAAATGAAGTCGATGAGTGACGTGTTATCTGCAACACAACAACAAAATCAGAAACTACAATTCAATCCATTAAAGTTATGGTTTGAAGGTATAACCAACATTCCACTAGGAGTGACCGATATCTACTTCGATATTGAGAAGGTTAAGAACAAGGGATATGAAATCCACATCAGACAAGTTGGACCAGGAACAACACTTGAGACAATTAACGGTAATTTACTTGACTCCAAAACGGTTGAATCACAAGTATTCATTCGTAAGGATAACAAATCAGGCTCAATCTATGGGTCTGGTATTGGTACACAGTCCCAATACACAAGTAAACTTATCTACAAAGTTAAAACCAAAGGAATGGATTCATTCCATTGTTGGGATGTATTAACCGGTAAAACTTGGTTTGATGATAAATTATCTCACGAGAGTGGGGTAATTATCGAGATGTTTGTACCATACTCTCAAAAAATGGTTAGTTATGAAAGATTTATCGATGATTTAAGATGGATGATTTCTTTCTACGATAACAAAAACCTTGTTGGGAACAATAGTAGAACCTATCATATTGAAGCTCAAGGTTTCGATACTGGTGGTAATGATAGATTATCCTTACCAATTCACCCAACTGCAACCAATTGGGTACAACCAGATGGTAAGATTACAAAGATTCCATCATACACACACCTTACTTTAAATAAGAAAGTTTTTAAGGAACTTCCTATAATTGTTCCACATGATGATGGTGACAAGACAGTTTTACTTACAAACTTTAAGTTTGGTAAAAGAGCTGATAATTACAGAAAATCAGCTGGAGGTGAACAATGGAAAATCCCATCAAAGATAACTGGTGATATTCCTCAACTAATTGTTTACTATAAAGATTCTAAACAAATAGCGTTTACATTACAACTTAGAGGAAACTCTGGTTTAACATCCCTTAACAATGTTACTTTAGAATGTGAAATAGCAAAGGATGATTTAAGACCCTTCTTTACTTCAACTGATAAGTTCGGTGATATTCAAGGAGTACTTAAAGCAACTTTATTCAATGAGTTAAGACAGTATCTGTTAGATAGATATCCAGATAATGATTTACTAGAAAGAGCAGTTCAACTATGGTTGTATGCTGTAATCGTTAATGATTTTGGTGGTAAGAATAACGCTAACAATCTTAGAAATTATTATGGTTGGGGATTCTTAAATAATATGACTCCACTCAAAAGAACCAAATTCGTAATAATGGAATATGATTCAGATGAAGGTAGACAGGATTTTAGAATCTTTCTCGTTGGTGATACCAATAATAAGATTACTAAGTTTACTAAGAGTTGTATTATTGAAGTAAAGAGAAGTGATTTCAATAGAAGAGATACTAATCAATCAATGGGTTACATTACAACGACAGTTAACGCAACACAAATTGTTGGAGTTTCATTAAACATCAAAACAAAGAATGATAAATTATTTAAAGAATTCTTTGCTAAAGCGAATGGAACAGGTCAGTTAACAAGTGATATCAAGTATGATTTGATGGAAGTTGCTGATTGGGGATTCGAGGACGATGTTAAAGATTCGTTTACTTCTGAGGCTTTGGTTGAAAAAAACAGTAAGAAATAACATAAGTTATAAAAGAGATAGAAACGCATTCCGAAAAAAAGTAAGAATGCGTAATCTCAATTTTAAAAGAAAATTAAAAACAACTAAATAAATAAATTATAAAATATTTGGATATAATAAAATAATTTTGTATATTTGTATAAATAAAATTTAAATAATGAATAAGATAATAAAAAAAGAAAGTAAAAACCACAAATTTAACCCAATTAAAGTAGAACCCCAATATGATGAGGTTATTGCATATGATAATCCAAAAGTGGTTGAGGAAATGGAAAAACAATGGCCTGAAATGACGGCAGAGTTTAAAAGAATTATGTTTACACAATATGAATTATTTTGTTTAAAACAATCTAACTATGGACCAGATAATATTTCGGTTGGTAGTAATTTAGAAACAGAACAAGAAAAGAAAGTATCTCTTACAGGTCTTTGGTTTAGAATGAATGATAAGATTCAAAGATTAAAACAATTGGTAGTATTAGGTAAACAAGATAATATAGGTGAATCATGTGAAGATACCTTCCAAGATTTATCAGTATATGGAATCATTGCTCAACTCGTTTCAAGTGGAAAATGGGCTAAGTAAAATGTTAATAAGTAATCATAAAAATTCGGTGGTTTTTGTGATTTCTTTATATTTATATATACACCGAGTGTTACTAGTTTAGCACTCAAAACTTTAAACTTAAACAATTAATAATTAACACTAAAAGGTAAAAATCATGGCTTTAGACATTAACGCAATCAGAAGTAGACTGAACAAACTACAAAACACACAAAGAAAATCAGATTCACTATGGAAACCAACTCCAGGTAAACATCAAGTAAGGGTAGTTCCTTACAAATTCGATAAGGATAATCCATTTATCGAATTGTATTTTCACTACAACATTAACAACAAAACTTATTTATCACCACAATCATTTGGTAGACCAGACCCTATTGTAGAGTTTGCGGATAAACTAAAAAGAATGGGAGATAAAGAAGATTGGAAAGCAGCAAAGGCTATGGAGCCTAAGTTGAGAACTTTCGTACCTGTTGTTGTAAGAGGTGAAGAAGGCGAAGGAGTTCGTTTTTGGGGATTTGGTAAAACAGTATATCAAGAAATTCTTGGGTATATTGCTGATCCAGATTATGGAGACATTACAGACCCAACAAGTGGTAGAGATTTAACAATCGAGTATAAATCAGCAGAAGAAGCTGGAACTACTTATCCAACTACTACTATTAGAGTTAAACCAAATGAAACACCAGTGAGTGAAGATGCTACAAAAGCAACTGCATTTATTGAAAATCAAACTGAAATTACAGATTTATATTCTGAATTATCTTATGATGAATTAAAATCAGTATTAGAGGGATGGTTAAATCCAAGTGGTGAAGGAAAGGAAGAAACTGTATCTCAGTCTACTTTATCTCAAAGTAAACCAGTACAATCTACACCAACTACACCAAAAGCAGAAGTCAACGCTCCTCAGAAAACTGATGATGTTGCAGCTGCATTTGATGACTTATTTAACAACTAAATCAAACTAAATGGCGAAAAAGAAAGCAGTAAAAGAACTGGACCTAGCAGATATTCTGGCAGGTGAGTTAAACAAACAATCCAAAGAACAGAAAGTAGCATTTTTCTTAGATTCCGATGAAGCACCTACTAATGTAGAAGGCTGGGTATCGACTGGATGTGCTATGTTGGATGTTGCTATTTCTAATCGTCCTTTTGGTGGTTTACCCGTTGGAAGAATTACAGAAATAACAGGTTTAGAACAAAGTGGAAAATCATTAGTATCGGCACACCTCCTTGCGGAAACACAAAAGTTAGGTGGTGTTGCTGTTCTTATTGATACAGAAACTGCAGTAAGTAGAGAATTTTTAGAAGCAATCGGTGTTGACGTTTCTAAACTTCTATATGTTACCGCAGATTCGGTTGAACAGATTTTTGACTTTACTGAAACTATTATTGAAAAAGTTCGTGAAACATCTAAAGATAAAATTGTAACTATCGTAGTAGATTCAGTTGCAGCAGCATCAACCAAAACAGAACTAGCAGCTGATTATGGTAAAGATGGATATGCTACTGATAAAGCAATTATTATCTCCAAAGCAATGAGAAAGATTACCAATATGATTGGTAGACAAAAAATCTCATTAGTGTTCACAAACCAACTTAGACAGAAGATGAATGCCATGCCATTCGGTGACCCATGGACTACAAGTGGTGGAAAAGCTCTTGCTTTTCATGCATCTGTAAGATTGAGGTTGAAAGGTATGGGACAAATCAAACAAAAGGTAAACGGTAACGATAGGACAGTTGGAATGAAAGTAAGATGTCAAGTAGTAAAAAACAGAATGGGTCCTCCATTGAGAGCAACTGATTTTGAGATTTACTTTGACAGAGGTATCGATAACTACGGTTCGTGGTTAAAGGTAATGAAAGAAAACAAATTGGTAAAACAAGCAGGAGCTTGGTACACATATGTAGATACCGAAACTGGTGAAGAAATTAAATTTCAATCTAAAGATTTCATAGATATTATGGAAGATAGAGATTCAGTTAGAGAACAAATTTACAAGAAAATATGTGAAGAATCAATATTACAATATAAAACAGATACTAAAGATATTGATTCACTAGTACACGACCCTAATTTAATACCAGAATAAATAATTATGAATAAAAAGTTATATACAATGTTAAAAAGTAGTGCTGAGGCTGATAAAGCCAAAGCTCTACTTTCTTTAGACCTTCTTGGAAACAAATCAGTTGGTATCGGCGACCATTCTACTGAAGATTTCTACAAAAATGCAGAGGAAGCTCTGATTAAATTAGTAGATGCAGATGATAGATTAAATGCATTAGAAGATTATTTTGAAGAAGATTTAAAAGAAGTTTTATGAAAGAACTATACAAGAACATATTAGAGTCAGTTGAAACTGATAGAACTCAAAATATCGATAAACACAAGAATTCTCGTGTATTAATTATTGATGGGTTAAATACATTTATTAGATGTTGGACATCTATACCAACTATGAATGATGATGGAGACCATGTTGCAGGAGTAACTGGTGTCCTACGTTCTATTGGATATGCAATCAGACAAACTCAACCGACTCGAGTTGTTGTTGTTTTTGATGGAAAAAATGGTTCACAGAGTAGAAAAAAAATATATCCTGAATATAAGGCTGGAAGAGATAAAAACAAACTTAGAGTAAATCGTCAGTACGCTGATATGATGAACGATGAGGATGAAAGAGAATCTATGAAACGTCAGTATGTTTGGTTAATGGAAATGATGCATGAACTTCCACTTACTACTATGATATACGATGGTGTAGAAGCAGATGATATTATGGCATATATTCCAACTAAAATTTTAAAAGAAGGAGAACAAGCTGTAGTTATGTCAACTGATAAAGATTTTTTACAATTAGTTGATGAAGATACAATTGTTTGGTCACCTACTAAAAAGAAAATTTATAATACAAATCGAATCAAAGAAGAATTTGGTTTAGACCCAAAAAATTTATTACTTTATAGAGTACTTGATGGTGATAAATCAGATAATATACCAGGTGTATATGGATGTGGTATTAAAACACTTCTAAAGAGGTTTCCAGAACTTACAGATGATAATGAACTATCCGTTGATAATTTACTTGAACTGGCAGAACAAAAAAAGGAAGAAACTAAAGGTAAGATTAAATTATACAATGATATCTTAGAATCTAAAAAACAGATTATCATGAATGAGAAATTAATGCAATTAAAAGATGTTGATATCTCAGGTCAAATAAAAATGAATGTTTTAGATAGATTTAATGAAGATATCAAACCATTAAATAAAATAGATTTCCTGAAAGTTTGTTTGAAATATAAAGTTACAGATAAATTTGGAGACCTGAATTCTTGGTTGAAAGATACTTTTGGTAATTTAATAACTGATTAATTTGGATATTAAAAATAAATTTCGTATATTTGTATAAGTTTTAAAAACCCAATCAATGCAAGAACAAAAAGTAGATACATTATCGAAATACGGGCAATCATTTCAATCAAAGGTTGTATCTGCACTTCTTACTGATACTAAGTTCCTCGATACAATAGGGGAAATAACCACTCCTAAGTTCTTTGAGAACGATGCTAACAAGTGGATTATATCCGAGATACTTGATTATCACAATGAGTACAAAAAAGCTCCTACATTAGATGTATTTAAGGTACAGTTATCAAAAGTAGATAATGATATTCTTAAAAAAACTGTAATAGACCAGTTAAAGCATGTTCATACACAAATTGGTAATGTAGATTTAGATTATATTAAAAATGAATTTAAAGATTTTTGTATAAATCAAAATCTTAAGGGAGTAATTCTACGTTCAGTTGATTTATTACAAGCTGGTTCTTATGATAGAATCAAAGATTTAGTAGATGCTGCAATGAAAGTTGGTAATGAAACGGATTTAGGATTAGATTATAAAAACGATTTCGATGAACGAATGGAAGATTTAAATCGTTCAACCGTTGCAACTAATTGGAAACCTATAAATGATTTAATGGATGGTGGATTAGGACCTGGAGAACTTGGTGTAATCGTTGCTCCATCTGGTGTAGGTAAAACATGGATACTTACTGCACTTGGTGCAGATGCAGTTAGAAATGGTTTAAGTGTGGTTCATTACTCAATGGAATTATCAGAACATTATGTTGGTGCTAGATATGATACTGTATTTACTCAAATACCATCAACAGATTTGAAAGATAAAAAAGAAGAAGTTAAATCAAAGATACAATCATTACAAGGAAAGTTACTTATTAAGTATTTCCCTCCAAAGGGTGTTTCTGTTAAGAAATTAAATCAACATATTGAAAAGATGATTGCTTCTGGTAACAAACCAGATTTAATCATTGTAGATTATGCAGATTTACTATTATCAGATTCAAACAAAACTGATTCAACTTATGCAGAACAAGGTGGTGTTTATATTGACCTTCGTGGTATGGGCGGACATTTAGAAATCCCAATATGGACAGCATCTCAAACCAATCGTTCAGCAATTGATTCAGAAGTAATTGAAGCAGATAAGATTGCAGATTCTTATGCTAAAGTAATGAATGCAGATTTCATTATGAGTTGGAGTAGAAAATCAAAAGATAAATTGAATGATACTGCAAGAGCTCACATTATGAAAAACAGATTTGGACCTGATGGAATTACGTTTCCATGTAAGATGAATACGAATACAGGTTACATTGAAGTATATGATGGTAATTCACCAGATGGTGTAATTGCAACAAAACAATCTGCAAGTGGACAATTAGAAACTAAAAAACTCCTACATAAGAAATATGTGGAAAATATGGGGTAACCCTATCAAAAAAATTATAACATAGTTATGATAAAAGTAGTATATGTGTAAAAATGAATAAACACAAAAAAAAATTATAAAAATTAATATCGTTTTTCAATATATACTATAATTATAAACACGACCAAACAATTGGTCACTTCAAACACAAATTAAAAAAAATAAAATTTATGGCAAATTCACAAGAATTATTTGAACAGATTAAAGATTTATTCGTTCAATTCGAAACAGAACACAATGGTGGTTCTAAAGCAGCTAAATCAAGAGCAAGAAAAGCAATTGGTGAAGTTAAAAAATTAGTAACAGATTATAGAAAAGCTTCAGTAGAAGAATCAAAATAATTAAATTACTATGAGCAAAATTTTCCAAGAAAGAATTCCATTTAAACCATTTGAATATCCAATCTACTATACAGAAGGTTGGTTAAAACAGGCACAGGCATTTTGGTTACATACTGAAATACCGATGCAGGGTGATGTAAAAGATTGGAATGAACGTTTAACCCCAGCTGAGAAAAACTTAGTGGGGAATATTCTACTTGGTTTTGCTCAAACTGAATGTGCAGTTTCTGATTATTGGACTAATATGGTTACCGATTGGTTTCCTAAACACGAGATAAGACAGATGGCGATGATGTTTGGTTCACAAGAAACAATTCATGCTACTGCATATTCATACTTAAATGAAACATTAGGATTAGATGACTTCTCAGCGTTTTTGCACGAACCTGCAGTTGCTGAGAAGTTTGAACTCCTTACTGCTACTACTAACAATTGGACACATGAAGATTTGGCAACAAATCCAAAAGCAAGACAAGAAGTTGGTAGAAGTTTAGCAATCTTCTCTGCATTTAGTGAGGGAGTATCCCTATACTCTTCATTTGCAGTACTCTACTCATTCCAAATGAGAAATCTACTAAAAGGTATCGGACAACAAATGAAATGGTCTGTAAGAGATGAATCTCTACATTCTAAGATGGGTTGTCAATTGTTCAGACATATGTGTGAAGAATATCCTACATTATTAGATGAGTGTAAAGAATCAATAGAAGAGGCTTCAAGATTAATCGTTCAGTTAGAAACAAACTTTATTGATATGATATTTGAACAAGGTGATTTAGAAAACCTTGAGAAAGAAGATTTAAAAGAGTTTATTAAAGCAAGAACAAATACAAAATTACAAGAATTGGGCTATAACCCTATTCACGAATTCGATAAACCGAAGGCTGAAAAGCTAGAATGGTTTTATCATCTTACAGGTGGACTCACTCATACTGATTTTTTTGCTGTTAGACCTACTGATTATAGTAAGGCTAATGAAGGTGAAGATTGGGGTGATTTATTTTAAATAAATGAAAAACAAAAAGGTTACAATAACAGATACGAGAATATCGTATCAAGAAGATGATTCCAAAATTGTAATGGATGTAATATCCAAAGAACTGATGGAATTTTATTCTAATATAGTTACACAAAATGGTGGAAAGGTATTAGATGTTGGATTTGGTTTAGGGTATAGTGCTAATGCAATCTATAATAAGGTTGGTAATTATCATTGTATTGAATCAAACCCACAAATCTTTAAGGAGGCTCAGAAGTGGGCTGAAGATAAAGAGGATGTTCATTTATATTTTGGTAATTGGGTAGATGTAATCCCAACTTTAGATGTTAAGTTTGATGGTATCTTTATGGATACTTACGATGACCCTAACTATTCTAAGTTTGAAGATTATTCAAAACTAATTTCAAATGAAAATTGTGTATTATCAGTTTTTAGTTATTTTGCATTAAGAGATACTAAAGATTTACATTCACATTATTTTGAAATTAAATCAAAATATAGAGAAAGCTATCCAAAAATAATTGAAAAGGGACACACTTGTAATTGGAGTTATTTTATAGATAGTAAATTCCAAAAAAAGAAATTAAATGAAACCATTTGATTATTTAAACACAAGTGTTAAATCATATATAAGAGTAAGTAAAATACATGGAATTGGTTTATTTACTTTGGTTGATATAAAAAAAGGAGAACATATTTTTCCACTATGGAAAGGAAAAACTGATTGGTATAAAATAAAGTTTAGTAAAGCTAAGTTATTACCAAAAGAAGTATTATCATACATACTTCGTTCTTATGGTTCAAAAATAGAAAATGATAATTCAGACATCAATTTTAGATTGGTAAAGGATACTAACTTTTTATTTTCAAACCCATTGTGTTTACTTAATACCGAATATGAAAATGGTAATGTAGATACTAACGGTATAGCAATAAAGGATATAAAAATAAATAAAGAGATAACAGCAACCTATACAGGCGAAGGTTACTCACAAGTAAAATTAATATAAAATGGCAGTAAAAAATTACGGTGACGAATTAGGTTGGGAACTTGATGTAGATTTCCCATCATGGGCAAATACAGAGATATACGTTAAAACAATATCAAATGGATATTTGTTACCAGGTGAAAAACCAAAGGATGCCTATTGGAGAGTTGCATCAAGAGTTGCAATGAGATTAGAAAAACCTCAGTTAGCAACCAAATTCTTTGATTACATTTGGAAAGGTTGGTTAAACTTAGCAACACCAGTTCTTTCAAATACTGGTACTGATAGAGGATTACCTATATCTTGTTTTGGTATTGATGTTGCCGATTCTATATATGATATTGGTTCAAAGAACTTAGAACTAATGTTACTTGCAAAACATGGTGGTGGTGTTGGAATTGGTGTAAATCAAATTAGACCAGCAGGAGCTACTATTACAGGTAATGGAACATCAGATGGTGTTGTACCATTTTGTAAAATATACGATTCTACAATACTTGCAACTAACCAAGGTTCAGTAAGAAGAGGTGCTGCTTCAGTTAACCTTAATATTGAACACGAAGATTTTGAAGAGTGGTTAGAAATCAGAGAACCTAAAGGAGATGTAAATAGACAATCACTTAATCTACACCAATGTGCAGTTGTAGGTGATAAGTTTATGAGAAAACTTGAACAAGGAGAACCTGATGCGAGAAGAAAGTGGGGAAAATTACTACAAAAAAGAAAAGCAACTGGTGAACCATACATCATGTACAAAGGGAATATCAATAAAGCTAATCCTGAAATGTACAAAAAAAATGGATTAAAAGTTCATATGACAAACATATGTTCTGAAATTACTTTACATACAGATGAGAACCATTCATTTGTTTGTTGTTTATCATCAGTAAATCTTGCTAAGTACAACGAGTGGAGAGATACTGATTTAGTTTATACAGCAACTTGGTTCTTAGATGGAGTACTTTCTGAATTTATTCAAAAGGCTAAAAACATGAAAGGGTTTGAACATTCTGTTGCATCTGCTGAAAAAGGTAGAGCATTAGGATTGGGAGTTTTAGGATGGCACACTTACCTACAACAAAATGGTATTCCATTTGAAGGTATGGAGGCTCAATTTGAAACTCGTAAGATTTTTTCTCAGTTAAAGATAGAATCAGAAAGAGCATCAAGAGATTTAGCATCAGAATATGGTGAACCTCTATGGTGTAGAGAAAGTGGATTTAGAAATACTCACTTAAGAGCAGTTGCTCCAACAGTTAGTAACTCTAAATTAGCTGGAAACGTATCTGCTGGTATTGAACCTTGGGCGGCGAATGTATTCACCGAACAAACTGCAAAAGGAACTTTCATTAGAAAGAACAATGAGTTAGTAAAGGTTTTAAGAAAAGCAGGTATCAATAACAAAGAAACTTGGGATAAGATAATGGAAGATGGTGGTTCTGTTCAAGGTATTAAAGAACTTGATAAGTGGTGTTACTTAGCTGGTAAAATGGTACTTTGTAATGATGTAGAAAATGGAGATAGAGATAAGATTTATCCTGTTAAAGATGTTTTCAGAACTTTCAAAGAAATAAATCAAATGGATTTGGTTAAACAAGCTGGTGTAAGACAACAGTATATTGACCAAGGAGTTTCATTAAACTTAGCATTCCCTTCCATTGCATCACCGAAATGGATTAATCAAGTAACTATGGAAGCTTGGAAACAAGGAATTAAAACGTTGTATTATATGAGAACTGAATCAGTTCTTAGAGGTGATATAGCAACACGAGCAGTTGATCCCGATTGTGTGGCATGTGATGGTTAGTATTTTATGTACATCACGAAGTGGGTCAACTAATTTATCACTATACCTAAAGAAAGTTTTAGATTTAGGTTTAGTAAACACTCCCTTTATAAATAATGAGGGGTTAATTGGTTCTTTGAAAAAAAATAATTTGTATAAACTTATGATTCATAGGTTACCTAGTGGTTATAGTGATTTATACAAATTTGGTAAAGATGTTATAAGTTTATCTGATGCTGTTATTTTATATGATAGAAAAGATAAATTACAACAATCTGAATCATTGGCATTTAGAAAACTAAAATACGAAAATGATTTTAGTAAATATCATATAAGAGAACCATATGATAATATCGATGAGAATGTGGTAAATAAATGTTTGTTACAATACAATAAACAAACAGATGTTATAACAAAATTATCAAAAGATTTCAACATTCCAATTTTTTGGTATGAAGAAATATATTACGAAGATGGTTTACAAAAATTATCTGATTATTTAAAAATAAAAATAAATAAAAAAACAAGAGAGCAGTTTTTATCAACTAACAAAAAACAAAGAATAAATAATTTAAAAGGAGAATTGATATGATACAAGTAAAGAAATTTTATGCAGAATGGTGTGGACCGTGTAAGGTTCTAACACCCCTAATGGAAAATGTAAAAACAAAGTTTTCAAATGTTAAATTTGAAAATGTGGATATTGATTCACAATTTGAAATAGCTCAAAAATACTTTGTTCGTTCAGTCCCAACGGTAATTATAGAAAAAAATGGTAAAGAAGTTGAAAGATTTGTAGGAGTTCAATCAGAATTGGCTTATATAAATGCTTTAAATGAAAATTTATCATAAATAATTTGGAAATACCAAATAAATTTCGTATATTTGTATAACAAATAAATAAACTATATGGCAAACATTAAATTTGTACATCAAGAAGAAAAACAAATTAAAATAAAGGGAACTCCTAAAGTTCCATTTACTAAGAGCAAAAAATTAACTAGTATGACTGGTGGTAACCCGTTATATTATATTGATATTGAAGAAGCATTTAAATTAAAATTAGATTCTGTCTGTAATTTCACTCAAAAACATCCTCAAGACGAGAATTATGCTCTTATCACTATTCCAATAAATCGAGAAGAAAATTAAAATATAAATTTATGTCAAAAACCGCATGGTTTTTTAGTAATAGGTTACGAGGGGAATCTCATCCCAGGTCAAAATTAACATCTGAACAAGTAATCCAAATAAGAGAACTTTATTCTAAAGGATTTTCTACTAATGTAATTGCCCGAAACTTCAAAGTATCGGCTTGGAATGTAGAAGAAATTTGTAAAAGAAGAACCTGGACTCATTTATAAACAAAATTAAAATATGACAGTTATAGAAGCAACTTCACCTGGTGATGCTTGGGTAAAAGTATCAAAACATTTATTAGAACATGGTGTAAGAGTAGGTAATCTTACAGAAGAACTTAATGTGATTACCGAAATCACAGAATTTAAATCAGATGATTGGTTTGATGGACACTTCAGAGAAATTATGGGAGATGATAGAATTGATTTCGCTAAAACAGTAACCTTTCTTAAACCAGAACAAAAGAAATCAGATAACCCATTCTTTGATGAGGGAGAGGGATTAGATTATAAATTTATTAAAGACCATTACCATCAATCCTATTGGGGTAGAATGGTATCTTGGAGAGGTGAATTTAATCAAATAGAAAATGTAATCAAAATTCTATCAACTGGTAAAGCAGTAAAACGATGTGAACTTATTATTTTTGACCCTAAGAAAGATGCAAGGAATCCATATTCACAACCTTGTATGGTTATGATTGATTTAAAACCAAGAAATGGTAAATTATATCTAACATCAGTACTTCGTTCAAATAGAGTATCTAAAAGTGGTTATGCAGATTACACAGCATTAACCGAAATGGGACATTTCCTTGCTGAACAAAGTGGATTAGAATTAGGAAAAGTAACTACCCTCGCTTGTTCGTGTCATATTGGTGATATGGATAATGAAAAAAAGAAAACAAACAAGTTATTAGAAGTATTAAATAGATAGTATGTGTGGAATCGTGGCAACAATTGGATATTCTCGTAATGAGGTAGACGATATGTTAGAAGTTATTTCTCATCGAGGTAAAGATAATAGAGGAATAGAAGAATTTGATTATAATGGTAAAAAAGTATGCTTAGGACATAATCGTTTATCTATTAATGATATATCTCCTTTAGGCAACCAACCAATGAGTTTTGAAAATACTCACTTAATTGTAAATGGTGAGATTTGGAACTACCCACAACTTAGAAAAGAATATGAAGAACGAGGATATATTTTTAAATCATCATCAGATTCGGAAATTATATTATACCTTTATAAAGAAAATGAATTACAGAGATTAGATGGAATGTTTTCCTTTGTTATATATGATGATAACAAATTAATATTATCTCGTGATTGGGTTGGTAAAATACCTCTTTACATCTATAATACAAACAAATATATTGTTGCTAGTGAATTAAAATCTATACTTGGATATAATGAAACATCAGATATTAGATTCGTTCCAAAAAACTCATTAGTAGAGATTGATTTAGATACTGATGAATTTAAAGTAACTAGCGATTTTTATTTTAAATGGTCATCGGATGTAACAAAACCAAAATCAAGTAAAGAAGTTGGTGAAACCACATTTAAATTATTAGAAAGAGCAGTAGATAAACGATTATTATCAGATGTTCCAATTGCAACATCATTAAGTGGAGGTATTGATTCTGCTATTATAACTTACTTACTTAAACAAAGAATACCAAGTATCAAAGCATATACAATTGCATTTGACCAAGATTCAAAAGATTTACAAAAAGCAAGAGTTTGTGCAAAAAGTATTGATGTAGAACTTGTTGAGGTATTTGTACCAAAAGATGAAAAAATTATTAAACAGAGATTTTTTGATTCAATTAATGTTATTGAATACCCATCAACTGTACAAATGGAAGTTGGTATATTACAATCATTTATTGCAGAGGAAATGGTTAAAGATGGAATCAAAGTTGCTTTTAGTGGAGAGGGTTCTGATGAATCATACGGTTCATATGGAACGTTTAGAATGTTCAGTAAGAAACCAGATTGGAGTGATGTTAGAAAAAACTTATTTGAAAAACAACACTATGGTAATTTATTAAGAGGTAATACAATCTTTATGAATTATGGAACAATTGAATTAAGGTGTCCATTCTTTGATACAGAGTTTCTACAATATACAACAAATCTACAAGATGAATTTTTATCAGATAAAGTACAATGGAAAAAACCACTTGCTGATGCATTTAGAGGAAAGTTACCAGATGAAATATTAGACCAAGAGAAAAGGGCTTTTCAAAAAGGTACAAACTTTAAAGAATATATCGAAGATATTATTTTGAATGATTCTGAAATAAATTTTAAAAATAGAAAAAAAATGTTTCACGTCATTTGTGATAACTTTGAAAAAATAAATGGGTTTTCTCACAAAAAACTTAGACAACCAATTACAAATAATAATATAGGAATCTACAAATGGGTATAATACAAACACCAATAGAAGAATATCAACTTAAAGGTAAAACTGTTTATGTCAAACGAGATGATTTGGTTGGTGATGGTGTAAACTATCCACGATGGGCAAAGGTTGAAGGTATAAGAAAGATTATAGAATCAGATTATATTGATAAATCAAAACCACTCACACACCTTTCAGTATATGGAAGTTGGACAGGTTGGACATTATCTAAAATGTGTAAAGAATATGGTATTGAGTTTATTTCATCATACCCAGATTCTAAAACATATCCACCAGAACTATTAGAAATTATTAAAAGTAATGGGGCAACATTGAATCCAATGAAACCAAATATGATGAAACTGCTTGAGAATAAATTAGGTGGTATCGCAAAAAAGAATGGTTGGCAACAACTACCATATGCTTTTAATCATCCTACTTACATAAATTATATGCAAAATAGAATGAAAGATGTATTAGCAGAACAAGATTTTGACCACCTTGTTGTATCAATTGGTAGTGGTGTAACTGCATCTGGTTTAATTCGAGAATTTTTACAATATAAAGATTGGAAAGATATTCTTAATAACAAAAGAAAAGTTCATACAATTACAATGTCTGCAATACATTCTACTCAAAAGATTCTCAATGAAAATAAAGCAGGAGATTTAAACAATATTAATATTTACAAATCCCCATTTGAGTTTAATGATTTAATGGAAGATTATTCTGTTCCATTTGATTGTAATGAATTTTGGGATAAGAAAATGTGGTTTTGGTTAGAAGAAAATATTGAATCACTAGATGGTAAAATACTATTTTGGAACATTGGTGGTTCTTATCAAACATCATTAGGATTATGACAAACGGCGAAGATATATTAGCAAAATATAGGAAGGATATATTTGAAGGAGATTTTCCAACAATTTCAGAAAATGATTGGGAAACTTTAAAAGAATCATATCCAAAAGACCAAGTAAAAGAAATGTTGGCTGAACTTTTTATGGAATATCCAATACCCTATGCAGAAATTAGTGAAGAAAATGCTTACAATGATTACCTTAAACTAAAAGCTTTTCGCTGGATAGAATATCTAAAGGAAGGTGAGTGGTTCCCAAGAAAAGCAGCTGAATCAAAATATCCATTAACATATAATGGAAAACAACAATTCTTTTCTCGTATTAATACAGGTAATAGGGCATCTAATTACTTTCAACAGCACAACAGATGGTCAGTAGATGGTTCAGTTTCTCCAGGTCCAAAAAGGACATGGGAAACCAAAGCATTTATGAAATCACTAATGGGTTCAGCTTATTCTTTAAAATTACCACAAGTTGGTAAAAAAGAATTAAGAACAATGATTGGGTTACGCAAGTACATATGTGCTCAGTTCAAGCCAAATGTAGCCAAGATGTTTTATGATATGAATAATGCCAAGACCGTACTTGATTTTTCAATGGGCTGGGGAGATAGGTTAGCAGGGGCTTTCTCAAGCGAAACTGTTGAACATTATGTAGGACTAGACCCTCGTAAAGAGAATCACCCTATCTATGAACAACAAAGAGATTTCTATACCAAACATACATCTTTCTTCGAGAACCCAACTAAAACAACGTTCTATGAATCACCAGCAGAAGATTTTGATTACTCTGAATATAATGAGTACTTTGATATAGTATTTACATCACCTCCATATTTCTCAGTAGAAAGATATTCACATGATGATACTCAAAGTTGGGTAAGATATAAAAACATTGATGTGTGGAATGAGCATTTCTTACATAAGGCACTTGGAAAGATTATACCAACGGTAAAAAAAGGTGGGATAATTGCAGTAAACATAGCTGATGTATATGCAAGTTCTAAAGGAGGAAAAGATTGGTTAGAAATATGTAATCCAATGATTGATTTCCTAACATCACAAGGATTAACTTACAAAGGTTGTATTGGTATGGAAATGGCAAAGAGACCTAATAGTGGTGGAGCAGGAACTGCTAAAGATGATGGACAGTATTCAGAGGAAAGTTTAAAATTAGCAGAAGAAACACAAAATCAAACTTTTTGTGAACCAATTTGGATAATTCAGAAATAATTCGTATATTTGTATAAATAAATAAAACAGAACAGATTGTATCAAAACATTTATTACCAGAGAGAAAGAAATTTAATCCATTTATGGGATGACCAGAGAGGATATTCTGCATTTCCATATACAAGATATGCGTATGAGAAATCTTTAAGAGGTGAGTATAAATCTATTTATGGAGATACACTAACCAAAATTTATAAATTCAAAGGAGATAATCCTGATTTATTTGAATCTGATGTACCCGAAACTACAAGGGCTTTAGTAGATTTATATTCTGAATCTGATGAACCATCAGAAGGTCATGTTATTCTTACTTATGATATTGAGTGTGAAATGTTAAGTGGATTACCAGACCCACAAGAAGCCAAAAACGAATTAACTTCAATTGCACTTCATGATTCAGCAACAAACCAATATTGGGTATTAGTTGTTGATAAGGAAGGTGGTATGAAAGAAAAAACTACCGATAAATGTATCGTATTTCCATTTCAAGATGAACGAGATATGTTAATGAAGTATTTGGAATTATATGAAATGATTAATCCATCAATCGTTACAGGTTGGAATATTGATTATTTCGATACACCAATGTTATACAACAGAATCAAAAGATTATTAGGAGAAAAACATGCTAATAGATTATCACCAATCGGTAAATGTTTCTGGTCACCATATCGTAAGAGATATTTTATGGCAGGTGTATCTTATTTAGATTATATTGAACTTTATAAGAAATACAACTATGGTGAACTTCCAAACTATCGATTAGATACAGTTGCACAAATAGAATTAGGTAGAGGTAAGATTGAATATCAAGGAAACTTAGACCAATTATTCAGAGATGATATTGAAAAGTTCATTGAGTATAACTTAGTGGATGTTGAATTGGTTGTAGGATTTGAAGAAAAACTTGAATTTATAGATTTATGTAGAGGTATTGCACATGCAGGTCATGTACCTTATGAAGATTTTGTATATTCATCAAAGTATCTTGAAGGAGCAATGTTAACATATCTACGAAGAAAAGGATTAGTTGCACCAAACAAACCAGCAGATAGACGTGAAAGAATGGAAGCTCTTAAAGAATCTGGTTCTGAAAAGTTTATAGGAGCTTATGTAAAAGCACCAATCGTTGGTAAGTATGATTGGATATATGATTTAGATTTAACATCTCTATATCCATCTATTATTATGACTCTAAATATATCACCAGAAGCAAAAGTTGGAAAAGTTCAAGATTGGGATGCAAATAAGTTTGTTAAAGGTGAAGTTGATACTTATCGTATTGGTGAAGATACTATCACAAAAGAAAATTTAAAGAAATATTTAGAACAATCTAAATTTTCAATAGCATCAAATGGTGTACTTTACCGAACAGATAAAGTAGGTTGTATTCCAGGTATTCTAAACTTATGGTTTGATAAAAGGGTAGAATATAAAAACGAAATGAAAAAATATGGAAAAGCAGGAAACAAAGCAAAATATGCCTTCTTTCACAAACGTCAGTTGGTTCAGAAAATTTTACTTAACTCTTTATATGGTGTGCTTGGGCTTCCTGCCTTTAGGTTCTATGATGTTGATAATGCTACCGCTGTTACCACGACAGGACAGACAGTTATTAAATCAACTGCGGATATGGCTAATATCAAGTACAACAAGGAGCTTAATACTCCTGATGCTGACTCTAATATATACATTGATACTGATTCAGTATTTTTCTCAGCAGTTCCTTTAATGGATAAAAGATTTCCTAATTGGAAAGATGAAGAACAAGATACAATTGCTGGTTATGTAAATGATATTGCAGAAGAAATGCAAGATTATTTAAATGATTTCTATGATATACTTTCAAAAAAAGTTTTAAATGTAGATAAAGATAAACATAGATTAGAGATTAAAAAAGAATATGTTGCAAAAGCAGGATTGTGGATTGCAAAGAAAAGATATGCACAATGGATTATATCAGATAATGGTGTACCAGTTGATAAGTTAGATGTAAAAGGTTTAGATGTTAAACGAAGTTCGTTTCCAAAAGCATTCCAAGAATGTATGGGTACAGTTTTGATTGATATTCTAAAAGGTAAATCAGAAGAAGAAATTTCAGATTATGTTTTAGATTTTAAAAAGAAAATGGTAAACAGACCTACATCTGAGATTGCAAAGAACTCAGCGGTAAAGAATCTTAAAAAATATATGCCGAAAGGTAAGAGAGAACCGTTTACAATGATGAAAGGAACACCTGCCCATGTTAAAGCAGCAATCTTATATAATGATTGTTTGAAACATTTCAATGCACCTTTCAAATATGAACCAATGAAAAATGGTGATAAGGTAAAATGGGTATATCTTAAAGATAATCCACTAGGAATCGATGGATTAGCATTTAGTGGATATAACGACCCAAAAGAGATAGAAGAATTTATTGCAACATATATTGACTATAATAAAATCTTTGAAAGAGAATTAAAAGGTAAACTACAAGATTTCTTCGATGCTATTGGTTGGGGAGATGTTGTAAGTGAACAACGAACTGCAGAAAAGTTCTTCAGTTTTTAAAAATATATACGAAAAAATTTGTTAATCACAAATAATTTTCGTATATTTGTACAAATATAAATTATAATTAAGTAAATAAACAATGGAAAAACAATCATTAAACAGGTTTGTATCAAAATACAACCTCGCAGGTTTAGTAGAATCTGTAAAGTGGGAATCAAAAGATGGTTCTCTAACTACTTCTTTTATTTCTGATGATAAATCAGTATTAGGAAGTGTAAGTATGAAAGAGTTTGATACTTCAGATGCATCTTTTGGTGTATATGATACTTCAAAACTTACAAAAATGTTATCAGTTCTTGGTAACGATGTAGATTTCTCAATCAATGATATTGATGGGAAACCAGTTTCTTTGAAATTCAAAGATGGTTCAACAAATGTAAATTATATGTTAGCTGATTTATCAGTTATCCCTAATGTACCAGATTTGAAACAATTACCACCATTCAATGTGGAAATTAAATTAGATGCAAACTTTATCTCAAAGTTTATTAAAGCAAAAGGTGCTTTAGCTGATGAGAATAACTTTACATTTACTTGTAAAGATGGTGCTGGTCAAATTATTTTAGGTTATTCAAATATTAACACAAACAGAATTAACATAGATGTTGACTGTACTTGTGAAAAAGATGTTGACCCAATTTCTTTTTCGGCAACATACTTAAAAGAGATACTAGTTGCAAACAAAGAGGCTACTGATGCAATTTTAAAGATTTCATCTCAAGGATTATCACATATCTCTTTTTCAATCGATAACTACGAATCAAATTATTATTTAGTAGAAATACAAGCTTAATGAGTGATAAACACTTTTACGAAAGAAGTAAGTTTTCCGAGTTTAAATCCAATACTACTTATCATCAGTTGTTAGAAATGACTGATGATGAGTTTGTGGTATGGGCTCGTTTACTCCGTAAAGAGGTTACTACACAATGGGATGAAAGAGGAACTCCACCAGTAATTGGTAGAGATGAAGATGGTATTATTGAAAAGTTTAAGAAACTTAAATCTAATCCATCTAATTATTGGATTAAAGATGTAACTGATGATACAGAATCATTGGGTATCATTAAAAACTTTAATAAAGATGCATCAGTTGTAAATCAGTTTTTTCCTACAATGTTAAAAACTAAGATATCAACAGGTAAATCTGCAGATGGTGGTTTATCTATTTATGACCATTTTTCAGACCCTACGTTAGAAGATAAGTTTGTTAAAATAATGAAACGAGCAGTTAAAAGAGATTCAATGTACTCTTGGTCTCGTTCAATTGTTGATAAGAAAGATGAAAATCCTTTTTGGACTGGACAAAATATAGTTCAATTTGTAAAAGATGTTCATAATGATAAAGTTTTTAAAGGAAAATATAAAAATTTAAGTATTGTTCTTGCAAAGGCTAAATCATCTACATTAGAAAATTATGGTACATTCAATGAAGAGTTTGTTGGATATGGTAATTTGTATATGTCTGCAGATGAAGTGAATAAATTAGTTGATGAGGGGTATTTAAATACAACTCAAACTTCTAATTTAGGTGAGATAGTTGATTCAACAACATCTGATGCAGGAACTGTTACTACTTATAAATATTTAATTCGTTGGTATGATAAAACAGATGGTATCTTTCCAAAAATATTACAAGTATTTAGATTAAGTTGTGGACAACCAGCAGTAAACTTCCCAGCATTAACTGCTAAATGGATTTATGAAAACTATACTAAACATATAGATGATGATGAACCATTACATATTTATGATTCATCAAGTGGTTGGGGTGGTAGAATCTTAGGAGCAATGAGTTCTCGTAAGAAAATTCACTATGTTGGTACAGACCCTAATCCTGATAACTTCTTAAATGAAGAAGGTATTTCTCGTTATGAGTACATGGCTAAGTTTTATAATGATAATTGTGTAGATGATTATTCAGATAAACTTACATCATTCTTTGATGTAACACCACAAGGTAACACCTATGAGTTATTTCAAAATGGTTCAGAATTAATCTCAAACAATCCTAAGTTTCAAAAGTATAAAGGTAAATTAGATATTTCATTTACTTCACCTCCTTACTTTAATAGAGAACAATATTCACAAGATGAGAATCAATCGTTCAAAGCTTATGGTGAATATGAAGATTGGAGAGATAACTTTTTAAGACCTACTCTAACAACAATCTATGAATATCTTAAAAACGATAGATATATACTATGGAATATTGCAGATATTAAAATCGGTAAATCAATTTACTATCCATTAGAACAAGATTCAATTGATATCTTAAATGAATTAGGTTGTGAATATAAAGGTAAACTTAAAATGTTAATGACACGAATGGTTGGATTAGACCCATCTAAGAGTGGAATAAAAAATTCAGTTCAATACGAAGGAAAGGCATATAAATTTGAACCAATCTTCGTTTTTTATAAACCTTAAATACTTATACAAAGATGAGTGAAACTTATATTATAAATTTTACAAATTACAAAGATAACAACTATTTTACAAACTCTACAGCAACCGCTGATAGAGTAACTTTCTATAAAACAGATACTATTAATTTTAATAAAAACGAATGTCCTTCTTAGTAACAGGACATAAAATACCTAATAGGTATAGGTTACTAAAATTTAACTTAATTAATTAAAAACAATTATTATGAGAAAACTATTATTAGTTGGATTGATGCTCTTAATGAGTATCACTACTTTTGCACAAATTAGTGGAAAAGTAATTGACAGCGAAACAAATGACCCTCTACCAGGAGCAACCATCATCGTTCAAGGAACGGCAGATGGAACTGTAACTGGATTTGATGGAACATTTAGTATCGATGTTGAAGAAGGAACAATTCTTATTGTTTCTTACTTGGGTTATGAAACTGCTGAAATTTCAGCTGGTATTGATTCGGATATTATAGGATTATATCCTGATTTGAATCAACTAGGTGAAGTAGTAGTAACTTCTGGTGTAATTGATATTGCAAAGGTAAGAACAACTCCGGTTGCTGTATCTACAATTTCACCTGCAGAAATTGCTTTAAAAGTAGGTAACCAAGAGTTTCCTGAAATCATGAACAAAACTCCAGGAGTTTACGCTACCAAACAAGGTGGTGGTTATGGTGATTCAAGAATCTCTTTAAGAGGATTCGACCAAAGAAACACATCATTCCTTATCAATGGGCAACCAGTAAATGATATGGAAAATGGATGGGTATATTGGTCTAACTGGCAAGGTTTAACAGATGTTGCGAGTGGAATCCAATTACAAAGAGGCCTTGGTGCTTCAAGATTAGCAGTACCATCAGTAGGTGGTACTGTTTCTATTTTTACAAAGGCTGCAGAAGCTAAAAAGGGCTCATCTATACAACAATCAGTTGGTAACGATGGATACTTTAAAACTACTGCAGCAGTATCAACAGGATTAAATGATAATGGGTGGGCTACATCTGTGTTACTTTCTAAGTGGCAAGGTGATGGTTATATCTATAACACAAAAGGAGAGGGTTACACTTACTTCTTTGCGTTAGGATATGCACCTGAAGATTCAGACCATTCTGTTAACTTTTCTTTCTTAGGTGCTGGACAATGGCATCATCAAAGAGATGTATGGGTTTCTATTAGAGATTACCAAAACTTTGGTAGCGAAGGAATCGATAGAAGATGGAATTCCAATGGTGGTGTTTTAAATGGTGAAGAATTCTCAATGAGAAGAAACTTCTATAACAAACCATTAGCAACATTAAATTGGGATTGGGAAATCAACGATAACCTTAAACTAGCTACATCATTATATGGTTCAGCTGGTAGAGGTGGTGGAACAGGACCAAGAGGTAGAAATTACTACAACTCGGAAACTGATATCTTACCTTTCAGAAAAGACCTTACAGAACACTACTTAGAAAATGGTAGAGGTTCAAGAACTCCTGAAGGATTTATTGATTTTGATGCAGTTGTTGCATTTAACCAATCAAACACAGACCCATATAGTGGTGATTTACCATTTGCTGGTCAGTTAATTGGTTCTAATGGATTCCAAGATGATGGTGTTAATAGAAGTGCACTTGTAAGAAGAGCATCTATGAACTCTCATGACTGGGTTGGAGCAATTTCTAACTTAGAATATGAAAGTGGTGATTGGAAATACTCAATAGGAGTAGATTTAAGAAACTACACAGGTTATCATTATAGAACTATAAATAACCTAATGGGATTAGATGGATATTACTCAACGGGTAATAAGAATTCTGCTGGTCAGATTATCAACACTACAATCGAAGCTTCTCCGTTCAATGATACAGGTATCAGAGGACCGAAGATAGATTATTATAATGTTGGTAAAGTTGGATGGCAAGGATTAAATGGTTTAGTTGAATATAACAACGAAACTATTTCAGCTGTATTACAAGTAGGTGGTTCTAATCAATCTTTCCAAAGAATTGATTACTTTGACCAACCAGGTAATCCAGAATCAGATACTAAGAATGTAGATGGTGGATACATCAAAGGTGGTGCAAACTACAATATTGATGAGAAACAAAACGTATTCTTTAATGCTGGTGTGATTTCAAGACAACCACAATTCGGTGCTGTATTCCCTAACTATGGAAATGCAATCAACGAAGATTTACAAAACGAAGAAATTAAATCATTCGAATTAGGATATGGTTTCATTGGTAGTAACTTTAAAGTTAATGTTAATGCATATTCAACAGTATGGGGTAATAGATTCGTTCAAAGAAGTTTATCTAACCAACAAGGTGTAGATGGTTCAGCTCAATTTAAAGATATCGATGTATCACACAAAGGTATTGAAATTGAAACTTCTTATAACCCAACAGATAAGTTGAGATTAAAAGGTATGTTATCAATCGGTGATTGGAAATATACTAAAGATTTCGATGCAGAATTATTTGATGATAATCAACAATCAATCGGTACAGGTACATTATACCTAAAAGATGCTAAGGTAGGAGATGCTGCTCAGTTCACATCTTACTTCGAAGCAGATTACCAAGTATTCGATAAACTAAGAGTTGATTTAGGATATAGATTTGTTGATGGATTATATGCTGATTATTCAATTACAGATTCAGAATTTACTCAACCTGGTAACAAGGGAGCTTTAAAATTACCATCTTATGGATTGGCTGATTTAGGTGCAACTTACAGATTTGATTTATTCGGAAATAGTAGTTCGTTTAGAGTTAATGTAAATAACTTGTTTGATACTTACTACATAGCAGAATCTAATACTAATATTCATGCTGGAGATGCTTCAGAAACATGGAATGGTGTAGATACAAGAAACTCAGTATGGTTCGGATTCGGACGTACTTTCAATGCTTCTCTAAAAGTAAGATTCTAAAACTTATAAAATAAGGGGGATTAATTTCCCCCTTTTTTATTATCACAAGTTTCATAAAAATTAAAAAATGAGTAAATTAATAAACCTCTTCGGTGGACCTGGTATTGGGAAATCCTCAATAGCAAATGGTATCACTTACAAACTCAAAAAGAAACATATAAGTTGTAACAATCCTTATGAATTCCCAAAGAAATTAGCTTGGGACCAAAACATACCAGCAATATCAGACCAACTTTATGTATTTGCAAACCAACATAGAGGAATAGCAGAATGTTATGGTAAAGTAGATTATATAGTGATTGATTCACCAATTATGTTTTCTACAATTTATCATAGATATTATACAAAAGGATATCCTGCTGAATTTTATGGAGAACCTTTCCATAATTTAGTTATTGATTTACATAGAAAATATGATAGTATCAATATCTTATTAGAACGAGGTGAAACAATACACAATGATGATGAACGATTCCAAGATTATCAGCAATCACTAGAAATTGATAAATTGTGTAAAAAAATATTAGAAGAAAACAAAATTCCTTACCATACAATTAAGGTTGATGGTAAAACAGTAAAAAAAGTTATGAAATTATTAGGAAATACCAAATAAATTTCGTATATTTGTATAACAAATAAAAATAGATAAAATGGCAAACTTACAAGAAATCGCAAAAAAGTTTAGAATCTCAGATAATTTTCTAAATTCAAAAGAAGATGGGTTACTAATAGTAGCATCATCATTACAAGACATTATAGGAGAAATGAACTCTGGTCAAATAGACAGAAACAAGAAAGAATCTCTAATAGAAAAATTAGAAAGATTAACATCATTTTGTAAAGAAGTAAAAAACTCTACATTCTAAAATGGCATTTTTCGAGGATAATAACACAACTAAGAAGGTAAACAACTCTCTATGGGTAGAGAAGTATAGACCGTCTAAACTAACAGAATACGTTGGTAATGAACATTTAAAGGATAAGGTAAAGGATTATCTTGAAAGTGGAGAAATCCCTCATCTTTTATTCTTCGGTAAAGCTGGAACAGGTAAAACAACTCTAGCTAAGTTAATTGTAAATTCAATTGATTGTGACCATATCATTATAAATGCATCTGATGAAAACAATGTAGATACAGTTCGTAATAAAGTAAAGGGATTTGCTTCAACTGTTGGTTTCAAAGATATGAAAATAATCATACTTGATGAGTTTGATTATATGACACCAAACGCACAGGCAATCCTAAGAAACTTAATGGAAACGTTTTCAAGACATTGTAGATTTATCCTAACTTGTAATTATGTTGAGAAAGTAATCTCACCAATTAGAAGTAGAACACAAGAGTTTCAGATTGTACCTCCAACTAAAAAAGATGTTGCAATCCAAATCTCACAGATTTTAGGTAAAGAAGTTGTAAGTTTTCAACCAAAAGACCTTGTACCTATCATTGATAGTTCATATCCTGATATTAGAAAGATTATTAATACTTGTCAGTTAAATTCATCTAAAGGACAGCTAAAACTTGATACAACCTCTGTAATTGATTCTGATTTAAAATCAAAGGTAGTTGAGATTATTAAGGGAAATGATTCCAAACCTAACAAGTGGAAAAATATTAGACAAGCAGTTGCTGATTCTCGTACACAAGATTTCACAGAACTTTATACATTCTTATATGAAAAGGTAGATGAGTATGGTGGTTCAAATACATCTAATATAATATTAATCTTATCAGAATCACAACACAAAGATGCATTAGTAGTAGATAAAGAAATTACTTTTATGTCTTGTATAATTCAAATAATAGGAATACTGTAACTATATAAATTATGAAGTACGACCATGATAATCCACTTACTGAAGAAGCATTAGAAATATTAGGAAAAGAAGATTTCGATTCTTTTCTTGAATATCTTGATGGAATGTCAGAGTATAAGAAAAGAAAAAAAAATCCAAGAGTACAAGAACATAAAGAAAAAAAACGAGAAGTTCTTAGAAAAACTGGTATAACAAAAATTAAAACAAATCGTGACCAATGGTTCGATTAAATAAATAAATTATGGCAAAAATAGTAGGAATGAATGGTGGTAATCAACCACATCAACAACCAAAAGTAGACTTAAAACAAGCTAAAGAAATGGTTTGTACAAGTGGTGAATGTGATGGAAGTGTATTCATACAAGGAACTAAATTTCTGAAGTTATCAAAGATAGCAACAGGACAACCTAAAGATGCAATCATACCAGTAGAATTATATCTATGTGGGGATTGTGGTGAAATAAACTCAGATTTATTACCTGATGAGTTAAAACCAATTATATCATAAAATGGCTAAATCTTTATTTGACCACATAAAGGCAGTAACACAATTTCAAGACCCAAAGTATTGGGATAAACTTGAAGATAGTGATAAGAAAACTTGGAGTAACTATATGGTACATCGTTTTCTTTCTATGAATTCCGATTGGATACAAGTTCTTTCTGAGATACAACCATATACTCAAACATTAGAACCTAAGCAGTTATATCTTGCCTTAATTGGATTAATTCCAAAAGGTAGGTATTATTTAAAATATACTAAAGGAAAGCGAGAAACTAAATATGAAAGTTTTTTATTAGAACTGATTATTCAAGATTTTCAATGTTCTTCATTAGAAGCGTTTGATTATTGTGAAATCCTTTATTCAACAAAAGAAGGTAGAGAAAATATCAAATATATGTGTGAGAAATATGGTATTGATAAAAAACAAATTACAAAATTAAAATTAAAGGTATGAGTTCAACCTATTGTAAGTTACCTTTTTTACATTTATACTCTCAACCAGATGGTGAATTAAAACCTTGTTGTATTGCAGGAGGTTTTGAAGAATCAGTTAATCTGAAAAAAATGAGTATAGAATCTGCTTTTAACTCATCTCAAATGAAAGAGTTAAGAAAAGATATGATAAATGGTAAACGAAACAAAGTTTGTGATGTATGTTATAAAAGAGAAGATAGTACAGGTCATTCCCCAAGAATAGATTTTAATAATAATCCACTTTGGATACAACCAAAATTAGAAGAAGATTATTCAGTTCCTTCCGATTTTCAACACATTGATATTAGATTTTCTAATTTATGTAATTTTAAATGTAGAATGTGTAATCATGATTTTTCATCTAATTGGTATGATGATTTTAAAAAATTAAAACCAAATGATGGTATTGAAAAAAAATCAAGAGTACTAAAAGTTACCGAAACCATTGTTGAAGATTTAATCCCTCATTTAAGTAACATTAAAAGTTTCTACTTTGCAGGTGGAGAACCTCTAATAATGCCAGAACATTATAAGATTTTAAGACATCTATATGATACAATGAAACCGTATCAGATGTTAATTAATGGGAAACAAAAGAAAGTAAGAAATTTATCAATACATTATAATACTAATTTATCAGTAATAAAATACGATGAACAAAGTTTAATTGATTTGTGGCAAGGATTTAGTAGAGTTTATTTATCTATATCATGTGATGGTGTTAATGAGGTAGGAGAATATCAGAGAACGGGTTTTAATACTAAAAGGTTTGATGATAATTTAGAAATAATAAAAAAGTATGCAGAACCAAAAGCTGTTTACAAAGGTGGAGTGGGTTTAATGTATGGGTTTCAATATACAACTACTATAATGAATGTATATCATATATTTGATTTTATAGATTATATGTTAGAAAAAAACCACATAACTTCACCAGAACAAATTGATTTCTATTACGCATGGTCTCCACTAGAATTTTCATTATCTCAAATATCAGATGAGGAAAAAGAAAAAATCACAACTTTTATAAATAAAAATAAAGAAAAATATACTGAAAAAACTCAAAATGAACTAAATGGAATCATAGAATTTATGAGTTCAAATATGGTAGTAAATGATGCAGAGGTATCTGAGTTAATGAGGTATGATTATATAAAAGGAATTGAAGAATTACAAGGTGGTAACTTTGAAGATATATCTCCTGTAAAAATAACCTCACAATAATTAGGATTTCTCATTTATTTTTCGTATATTTACATAGTAAATAAAACATAAAAGTATGGCAAGAGTAAGTTATTCACAATATGGTATGTATAGTTCATGCCAACAACAATACAAATTAAATTATATAGATAAGTTGGGTATTAGTAATGCTAATATTCATCTTATTTTTGGTTCTGCAATGCACGAAGTAGTACAACATTTCTTAGATGTAATGTATAATGTTACTAAAAAACAGGCATTACAACTAAACTTAGAAGAGATGTTACATTCCAAACTTGTAGAACATTTCATGAAGTACAAAGATAAGATGGGTGAAGATGACCCATGTACCCAAGCAGAACTTGGTGAGTTCTTTGAAGATGGTAAGAAAATCTTAAAATACTTCACAAGTAAATTAGATAAGTTATACACTAAAAGTGGATTTGAACTCATAGCAATAGAACAGAGATTGAATGCTGAGATTAAACCTGGTGTTAACTTCATTGGTTTTATTGATGTACTTTTAAAAGATAAAGTTAAAGATGAATACATTATCATTGATTTAAAAACTGCTACAAGAGGTTGGAGTAAGTATCAAAAGAATGATAAGGTTAAAACATCACAAATGTTACTATATAAGAAGTTTTATTCTGAAAAGTATAACATACCTCTAAACAAGATTAAAGTAGAATATCAGATACTTAAACGAAAGATTGCAGAAGGATTGGATTTTCCTATCCCAAGAATATCTAAGTTCGTTCCTGCAAATGGTACTCCATCTATGAATATGGCTTGGAAAAACTTTATGTTCTTTGTTGATTCAGTATTTGGTGAGAATGGTGAGATAATACAAACCGAGTTTCCTACTAATAAAGGTAAACCTTGTGATTGGTGTGAGTTCAAACAACGAGGATTGTGTTCTGCATGGACTTAAAATAAAATAGATGTTACATCAAAAGGTTTTATTTACTAAAGAAGAGATTCACAAAATTCGTGGATATGTTACTAAACTAGAAGATAGAGTTATTGGTACATATCATCCTGATATAAATGATGGAAAACATAATCCAAATGGAGGTCATAATTTAGCAGAACATTTATCTTGGAATTCTTCAAACAACTATGATTGGATAAATAAAAGAATATTAAATTGGGTTACTGAGTTAAATTTACCGATTGTAAATTTAGGTTGGGAGTTTATTGTTCAAAAATATCCAAAAGGATTTGAATTTAAACCACATATAGATGATGTTACAAAAGGAGATGGTACTGAATTTGCTAGAAAGCGATATTATACAATTTTAATACAATTTGGCTCACTTGATGAATATAGTGGTGGTGAATTATGGGTTAATGATGAAAAGGATATATTTATTAATCAAGAAATTGGTAATGTATCTATTTTCGGAAATGCTCAAGTACATTGGGTTACTCCAATAGAATCAGGTGAAAGGTGGAGTTGTACTATATTTTTAGAAAAAGATGCATTGAAAAAAAGTATCATCTAACTCCTGTTTTATATATATTCATATATTTATATGTAATAACAATTAAAAAGGAGAGTTATGGCAAATACAAAATTAACAACAGTAAAAATTATTAAAGATATTTATTCAAAGTTTAAAAGAATTTCATTCGATTCGAACATTACATTACAAAAATTAGTAAATCGTTCAGTAGATAAATACATTGAAGATGATTCATTTAGAGCAGAGATTAATGATTATCAAAATTTAAAAGAAAGCGGTTCCGCTTTCTAAAAAAAGAAAAAAACAAAATGAGTTCAAATGCAAGTGGTCCACAATTAAATTCACTGAGAAACAATTTCAATGAGTTAGTTTCTAAAAAGAAAATGGTGGGTAGTACAAAAAGAGTTATCTGGCAATCTAAGAGAAGATTCGGAAACATCTAAAATTTTTAAAATAAAGGTTAATGACAAAAAAGAAAACAATTCTACTATTATCTGATGATTTAAGAATGTCATCAGGTATTGCAACAGTTTCTAAAGAAATAGTATTAGGAACATTAGATAAGTTTCATTGGGTTCAATTAGGAGCCGCAGTAAACCACCCTGAAAAAGGTAAAGAAATAGATTTAGGAAACGATGTTCGTAAAACAACAGGCATCAAAGATGCTTCTCTTAAAATCATTCCTTGGACTGGGTATGGAGATGCTAATATTCTAAGAGAGTTGATAATGAGACACCAACCTGATGCAATATTACACTTCACAGACCCAAGATATTGGAGATGGTTGTATGATATGGAGGCAGAAGTTAGACAAAATATTCCAATCTTATTTTATCATATATGGGATGATTTACCAGACCCTGATTACAACAGAAATTACTACGAAAGTTGTGATTGGTTAGGTTGTATCTCAAGACAAACTTATGGTATCGTAAGTAGAGTTGGTAATATAGAATCAGAAACAATAAAAACTCTTGAAGATTGGCAAGTTGATTATGTACCACATGGAATCAATTCTAATACATACAAACCAACAGAAGTTCCAAGTGATTTTAGAAAACAAGTTACAGGTGGTAAAGATTATAAGTTTGTTCTATTTTGGATGAATAGAAATATCAAACGAAAACAACCATCAGATGTTATTTGGGCATTCAAGAAATTTGTTGATGGATTACCAGAAGAAGATAAAAATGAAGTTTGTTTAATAATGCATACTGCACCTAAAGATAAAAATGGAACAGATTTGTTTGCAGTAGCTGATAAAATAGCACCTGGTTTAGATATTAAATTTTCAACAGAAAGAATAAATCAAAAAGAACTTAATTACATTTATAATATTGCAGATTGTACAATAAATATTGCAGGTAACGAAGGATTTGGATTAGTAACTGCTGAATCAGTAATGGCAGGAACCCCAAGTATCGTAAACGTTACAGGTGGATTACAAGACCAATGTGGATTCAAGGTAGATGGTAAATATCTAACTGCAGAAGATTATAAGGAAATTGGTTCACTTCACAATTATAGAGATTGGGAAGATAAAGTAACTCATGGTGAGTGGGTAAAACCAGTTTGGCCAAGAGTTCAAACTATGGTTGGTTCTATTCCAACTCCATATATCATAGATGATAAAGTAGATGTGTATGATGTTGCAGATGCAATTAAATATTGGTATGATAAAACACCTAAAGAAAGAACTAAAGCTGGATTAAAAGGTAGAAAAGAATTTTTAGGTGAAATGGGATTAAATGCTAAAAACCAAAATAAACAAATGGCAGATGGTATTTTAAAAACAATCAAAAATTTCAAACCAAAGAAAAAGTTTAACGTTTATAAACTTAGGTAATGAGTAAACCAATCTTTATAGTTAGATTACCAGGTTATTGGAATCCTAAACAATTTGATATATCAAGAAAAGCAATTTACGATAGAAAAGAACTATCAACGGATTATCATGTATTGGTATTATCTGATAACGAAATTGAAACTATAAGATTTGAATGCTATAACTCACCCCATGAATCAGAAAAGTTAGAAGAAATAACAAAACTAACTCAAATATCAATCGAAAGATGTTTGAGAAACGAAGAAGAAAACCGATTAAGAGAATTAGACAATGAATAAACCAATATTAGTATTTCAGGCACCAATAGCAACTAGAAGTGGTTATGGTGACCATTCAAGAGATATCTTGAAATCATTATTTGAATTAGATAAGTACGATGTTAAAGTTGTACCAACACGATGGGGAAATACCCCACAAGACCAAATCAATCCACAAACTGAGTTTGGACAAAAGATATTACAAAATATCGTAACTCAATTAAATACACAACCAGATATTTTTATACAAGTATCAGTTGCTAATGAATTTAAAAAAGTTGGTAAATATAATATTGGAATTACTGCAGGAGTAGAAACAACATTAGCTCCTCAAGAATTTTTACAAGGTTCAAATCAAATGGATTTGATAATTACTCCATCTGAATTTACAAAAGAGGTATTGATTAGAACTTCTTATACACAAATGGATAAAAATACTAACCAAAAAGTAGGAGAATTAAAAGTACAAAAGCCAGTTGAAGTTTTATTCGAAGGAGTAAATATCGAAATTTTTAATAGTGATACTAAAGGTACGGATATTCTTGAATCTGTTGATACAGATTTTAATTTCTTATATGTTGGTCATTGGTTACAAGGAGATTTAGGTCATGATAGAAAAGATACAGGTATGATGATTAAAACATTTTGTACAGTTTTTAAATCATTACCAAAAAATCAACAACCTGGTCTTATACTAAAAACCTCATCAGCAGGATTTTCCGTAATGGATAGAGAAGAAATTTCTAAAAAGATTAAAGATATAACAAAAGAGTTTGGTGATAAATGCCCTCCTATTCATTTAGTATTTGGAGATTTATCCGAATCAGAACTAAACTCACTATACCATAGTAAAAAAGTAAATGCAATGATAATGTTTACCAAGGGAGAAGGATATGGTAGACCACTTGCAGAATTTGCTACAACAGGTAAACCAATAGTAGTTTCTAATTGGAGTGGATTTAAGGATTTCTTACCTAAAGAACATACAGTTTACTTAGAGGGTGAACTAAAAGAGGTTCATCAATCAGCACAAAATAAATTTTTACTAAAAGATTCGAAATGGTTTTATGTAGATTATTCAAAAGCTGCAAGTAAGATTTTTGATGTATATAAAAATTATAAAAAATATCTAAAACAATCAGAAGGATTGAAAACAAATATTAATAAGAATTTCACATTAAATAAAATGACAAGTAAATTAGGTGAAATACTTGATAAATATGTTAAGATTCAACCACAACCAAAGCATGTTGAATTAAAATTACCAACTATTAAAAAACTATAATGGCAAATTTTACAAGACAATATACTAAATTTTTAAAACCTGAGAGAAGAATACCTCGTAGTGAGATTAGACCAAGGAATATCTATCGTATAACTACATATAAAGGTGGTAATCCTCCAACTAAATCAGCTGAGGAATCACGATATGTTTTTGTAATAGGAATTCTTGATAAAAAAATACATTGTATAAAAATAAATCCAATCAATCCACTACACTTTACACAATTGATTGGTAAATTAAGAGATAAAAGATTACCACTAAGTTCAGATTTACGATTAGAATTAATGTTAAAGAAATTTGATAGAACTGGTAATTCTCTTTTTGATGGATATATTAAAAACAATAAGAATGTGTATCGTAAAGACTTTAATAATTACAGAACTTATTTTTTAGATAAAATACAGAATGTATATGAAATTAGATTTGAACAAGATATATTAGAAAATCTTTTTGGAGAAAAAACAACTACATCTGAAAAAAGAGAAATATTAAAAGAAGAACAATCAGAAATAGATTCACCGAATGACAATTAGTTACGCAATTACAGTTTGTAATGAATTAGAAGAAATAACAAAGTTATTAAACTTTTTACAAACTAATATTAGAAAGGAAGATGAGATAGTAATTCAATATGATGAATCATCTGTTACAGATGGAGTTATGGATTACTTAAAGTTAATGAATTCAATGCATGAAAATCATAAAGTAATTGGATTCCCACTTAATAAAGATTTTGCAACATTTAAAAATAATCTTAAATCTCATTGTAGTAAAGATTATATCTTTCAAATAGATGCCGATGAAATTCCACATGAATTTTTAGTAGAATATGTAGGACAAGTACTTGATGAAAACCCAGTCGATATTGTATTCGTACCAAGAGTAAATACGGTAAAAGGGTTAACACAACCACATATTGATAAATGGAAATGGAATGTAAATGAAAAGGGTTGGGTAAATTTTCCTGATTATCAAACAAGAATTTACAAAAACACACCAGATGTAACTTGGATGAACAAAGTACATGAAACAATTACAGGATATAATACATTTTCTAATTTTCCTGCAGAGGAACAATGGAGTTTGTATCATCACAAACAAATAAATAAACAAGAAAAACAAAACGAATTTTATGAAACAATTTAAACCATTAGGGGATAGAGTTTTAATTAAACCTATCAAACAAGAAGAAACTAAAACAAAAAGTGGTATCATTATTTCCGAATCAATGACACAATCACAAAAAGTGAATGGTGAAGTTATAGAAATCGGTACAGGTATATTTTCTCAAAGTGGAGAGCGAATCCCTATGACAGTAAAAAAAGGTGATATTGTATTGTATGAAAAAGGACAAGGTACAAATGAAATTAAAATAGATGATGAAAAATATCTTCTATTTAATGAACATCAACTAATAGGAATAGTAAAATGAAAAAGATATTAGTAACTGGAGGAGCTGGTTTTATAGGAACCAACCTTATAAAAAGATTATTATCAGAGGGACATCGTGTTGTCTCTTTAGATAATTATGAAACAGGTACAAAAGATAATCATGTTGAAGGGTTTGTTAAATATATAAATGCAGATATTGAAACTATTGAATACATTTCAGGAGATTTTGATTTAGTGTATCATTTAGCTGCATTAAGTAGAATACAACCTTCATTTGAAAATCCAACAGAAACATTCAGAGTTAATGCAAAGGGAACTGAGGCAGTATGTGAATGGGCAAGAGCAAAAGGAATTAAAGTAGTATATGCGGGTTCATCTTCAAAATGGCATGACCCATCTATCTCACCTTATGCTATGTACAAATATTTAGGTGAAGAAGTTTGTAAATTATATAGAAAAACTTATAAGTTAGATGTAGAGATATGTAGATTTTATAATGTATATGGACCAAATGAAGTAATAGAAGGAGATTGGGCTGCAGTAATTGGTATATGGAGAAGACAAGTAAGAGATAGTGAAAAGATTACAATTGTAGGTGATGGTGAACAGAGAAGAGA